GCCAGTATGTTTATTTTGTTATCAACCTCTCCTAATGTATATCCCATAACTTAGTTATTATTCTAGATTTTTGTCTTCAAAAACAGTGAATAACGCTTGTTGCAGTTTTTCGTAAAACTCTATGTTGTTACGCATATATTCTCTTAAACCACTAAAAGTTGTTGAAAGCATATTACCGTTGTAAAGATAAGCGCCTTTGTTCTGTGTGATTATCTTATGCTCTAAAAGCTCTTTTAAGATAAATGTTTCCTTTGCATTGTCAAGGTCGTTAATAACCTTGTTGATATCTTTAGCTTGTTTCATGCCTTTTGAAGCATGTTTTTTAAGGATGTTCCTTAGCTTTTTCTTTTCTCTTTGTTTGTCATTGATGTACTTAGCATCCCTATAGCTCATATTGAGCTCTGCAAGAATGTATCTAAGCTTATCAAGACCAATAGCAGATTTTCCCGTTTCTCTTGATAAACGTCCTTTTAAAACGTCTATGTAATCTTCTTCTTCAATATTTGAAATATCTTCGTAATCTAAATTTGTAAGAACAAATCTTGGATTGTCAATCTTGTGCTTTAAATACTCTGCATTGGTATTTATTTCTTTGTGATTGACTTTTACGTTTGGATGTCCAATAATAAAATCCAGTTCTCTTTGGTGTGCTGGATAAATACTTGGAGTATAGACTTTAACTATTTCTCCAATCCAGATACCCGGTGCAACCCTGTTGTTTTGGTCAACAAACTTTCTCATGCTTTTTGCTACGGGATCTACGTAGTTTTCTAGCATGATACCTGCAAATCCTTCTTTTCCTCTTGGATTTGTCAATTTGTACTCCAATCTCCAACTACCGTTGTTAAGTTCTTCTAGGTCTTTAACCACGCTTTGTGCTTTACCTATTGATTTTTTTTCTGTTGTTTCTGTGTTCATTTTATGATTATTAAAAGCCCTCTAGCTAAAGAGGGCTTAGATTCTACTTTTTAGTAAACAAAAGTCGTTGCATCAGAAGTCGCTAATGTTTCTCCGGTAAGTGCACCACCTGTATAAGCTGCAGAAGCTTTAAGTACACCGCAAGAACGGTCATCATAAAGAATCGGCATCATTTCAGAAAGTAAGTGCATTTGCGCTCCATCAAATCCAGAAGCCGCGTGAACACCTTCGTTTTTTGATAATGAGTGCATACCATCTACAAACTTTTTACGATACTCTCTTTCACTTCGACTTAAAAGTTCAAAGTTTGGAACGCCATCTACCATTGTTCCGTTAAGAACATAGATGTTTCCAGTACCAACTAAACCACCATTTGTTTGGTAAAGACCAGGATGGTTTAAAAGTTCATCTTCGACAATAGTAAAACTGTTGCCCAAGTACATGTACTTTTTGATACTAAATCCAAGTTCCATGGCTTGGTTGTTGGTAATGTCAACAACAATATTTGTTAGTCCACTATTACCATCGGAATCGTTAAAGTTCAATAACTTTTTGAAACCGATTTCAAAAGCCGTTCTACCGATACGGTCCGTAACACCAAAAAATTCGTTACCCTCTTGTCCTTTTGGAGAACGAGTAGCAAGAATGTTTGTGAATGCTTCAACCAATGCGGCTGGAAGCCCTGTGTTTGGATTGTAAGGAATAGTTGCATTGTCCTCAATTTGAGGAATCCAACCATCACCTGAAATTGGAGCTTCAATACCACTTTCAGCTTTAAAACCATCTAAGGTAAGCTGATTGGCACCCCAATTTTCAAACCAACTGTGGTTTGTAGGATCCATTGAAGACCTTGAATAACGAAGTCCTTGCTCGTTGAATATACGGTGATATTCGTCAGCTTTAAGAACTGCTTCAAATTCCCAAGACTTTTGGCTTGGATAATCACTATTGTAGATAGTAGCTACCTTTTGACTTTTGGCAGAACCTGTCATAGTCAAAGTGTAACGGGAAATCCAAGAATAGTTGATTTTCCATTTGTTCTGAGAACGTCTTTGGTAACCTTTCAGAGAACCTTCCCCTACAATGTTACCAGCTTCTGTAAGAACAACACCATCTGCTAAATGCGCAGCACTAAAAGCGGCGGCTGGACCAATGGTTTTACCATTGTAAACATATTCGTCTCCAGCATCAGATAAACGACCACCATCGACAAAGACAATGTTAATACCTGCTGGCCCTAACGTGATTCTGTCATGTGGATTGAATTTATCTCCGTAAACACCATTGTCTGGGTCATGCTTTACACCAATAGAACACTTAGTGTTCGTTTCAATTGTAGAAGCGTTTACCGTAACATAAGTTACTCCGTTTGCTGCAATTGTTGGATTTGTAGTTCCTTCTTGAAAGAACTCTCCAAAATGAGCATTACCACTTGCGTATGCAGGTAGAATGTCCATTCCTTTGTACGAAATACGAAAGGCGTTGTCCGATATAGACTTCATTGCTGAAATCTTTCCTTTTCTTGCACCTTGGTTTATACGACCTGATAGGTAGCACCAACCTGTGAATTTAGTATATCTACTAAATAGATCAAATGTTTTTCTGGCAACTTCATTATGTTTTGCCATAAGGTTTGTTAAACTGTTTCCCTCAGTATGGATTTGAGGCTGAAAATGTTCAACAGTACCTCTTAATAACTGTCCCATGTTTTTGAGTTTTTTTAAAAATTAAATATTCGATTTAAAAACACCTCAAAAAATACTTGGCATGGCCTTTCTTTTTGAAAGCAATTTTGGTCTACTTGTCGTTAGCCTTGGGCTTGTTTCCTAGTAAACCGGTTATTAGTGCAGCTTCACCACTTTTAGATTTAGACGATCCCGCTGATTGGGAACTACGAATAGATTTACCTCTTGCCGATTTCTCTGGAAGTATCTCTTCCATGACTGAGGAAATGCCATCGTTGAAGTCTGGCGCGTTTGCTCGTTTAGAAATTTTATCTTCTAATTCGAGAAACAATGCGACTTTGGCCTTAAGCTTTGTATCACTTTCCAAACTGGTTAAAAACTCACTATTTCTTGATTTTTCATAAGCGCTTTTAATTTCTTCGGGCTCTGGCTTGATTCCAAAAAAGTGCTCTTCTGAAAATATATCTGCGTAAGCCTCTTGCAATTTCTTATCTTTTTGTTTTTGCTCTTGGGCTTTACGTTGTTCTCTTTTTGTTTCGATTGATGATTTCTTTTCTTTAAAACCATCAATTTTTTGGTCTATCATCTGACGTAAGGACTGTGCGTTTACCGCTAAGGTCCTAGCTTCTTTCATGTCTTCGATTTCTTCGTCGATTTCATCAAGTACGTCTTGGTCGTTTAAATCCTTTCCGTTACCAACGGCTAGGTTCTTTAAATTTTCACGAATAAGACTTTCGTGGTCAAGCATTCTCATTTCTGAAAAATACTCGATATTTGACTGATAGGTGTTTAGTTCTTTTTCTTCTTTTTCAATTTCATTTTCGGTTTCGTCCTTTTTATTTTCAAGAAAATTTTTAAACTCTTCACTGGTCTTGAAATTTGTATTGAATTTTTTGTTCAACATTTCAAGGTCAAAATCTAGCTCTTCTTCTTCCTCTTCTTCTTCATCACTTCCAAAAAGCGTTTTTGTAATTTCTTCTTCTTCCTCTTCCTCTTCTTCTTCTTTTGCAACTGGAGCTTGTTCTTCTTCTAAAGACTGTGAAGTAAATTCTCTTAAAAAGTCTTGTTCGTCCTCATTTATGAGGTCTTCATTTAATGCAAATCTGTCTTCGTTTTCTTTAACATCCATTTGTTTCTGTGTTTATTATTTATTCAAATATAAAAAATTATGCAGATGTAGTTTCCTTTTCTTTTGATTGTTGTTCGTTTTTAAACTGTTCTGCATCAATTTTTGCCTGTGCTATAGCTTTTGCAGATTCAGCTTTTACGTTTTCTGTATAAGACTTGTTATTGGCATATACATAAGCAACTTCAAGATTGTTTTCAAGCTGTTCTTTGTGTTTTTCAAGTTCTTTTTGAGCGTCAATTTCAGCTTGTTTGGTTGCTTCTTCAGCTTGTTTGTTCTGTGCTTCAATATTTTCTTGTCGCATTTCTTCAATCTTATCAAGCATATCTTTGAACATAGCTTTCTTTTCAGATGCCGTATCTCCTTCAAGAACTTCGATAAGTCCAAGTATGACTTCTGGAGTGTTTGCACTTGACATAGCTTGTTGTGCAGCATTGTCAATCATTTGTGCCAATTTCATATCGGCTCCAGGATCACCAAAGTAACAACCAAGGTCTGAATTGAAAAAATCCTTATATAACTTAAGGAATTTTGTTTTATTATCGCCTATAACGTACTGAATAATATCGTTTTCACTATAGAAAAGCTTTGCTTTCTGTAACATTCTCTCTATTACAACATTAAAAAAGTCGTCAAGAGGCTTGAACAATATTTCGTTTTTACCCATACTTCCACCAATGGCAACTTCTGTTGCTGTTGCTGTCTGGTATTGAGGAACATCACCACTTCTTTCCTGTGGCAGTCCTACGAATTTATCGGCAAGGTTTTCTATAATGGCAAGGGAATCTATAAGTATCTTAATTCCTTTTGTTTGGCTTATATCAAGTGATGTAAATTGGTTAAAAGAACTTCTGCTTCCTTTTTGCTTAGTGTTAATGTACATTATACTTTCGGACTTGATATAATGGTTTACCCTTTTTAGGGCGTTTTTTATATTTCCCTGATTAAGTTCTTTTGGTGTTTGTGCTACATCATAAACAAGTACCCTATCGTTTCCAGCTTTTTTAAGGGCAAACCTTAGTTCAAAAAGAATTTCAGAAGCCATTTTTTGAAGTTCGTTCAATAACGAAGCTATTGATTTTACGCTACTGGTTCCGGAATAATTTTCCCTTATAAGACTCACAACATCCATGTGGGTTGTAAGTATTTGGTCTTTTGACGTTATTCTGTAATCGTCAATACCGTATTCTAAACAGATATTTGGACCAACGGAAACACAATACCGTATAACTTCTGGTTCAAGCTTTTTGATATTGTCTTTTTTCTTGGTCTTATAATCGTCCTTTATTTTTTTCCAATGGAACTTTTTGTACTTTTTGTTTTCGCTTTTTTTATATCGAATAACTTTTCTTGATTTCCATCTTCCGTAAACTACGCGAATTCTGTTTGTCTTGTTATCGTTCCAGTAGTGAACTCCTTCTTTTAAGGAATGTGCAATTTCGTCTTTGTATTCGCCTACATCTGAATTATCATGGCCCATGCTTAAACTTCTGAACAATTCTTTTATTTCAGACTTAGTTTCGTCATCAAGCTCAAACTTGTTATAGATTTCGTTTTCGCTAAGGAAATAGCTTTCAAAAAATATATCGTGGTCTTTCTGTACGTCTTCGTATGGGTTTAGATCACCATAGGCATCAAGACTGTGTACTGGTCTTAAGTTTATGTGGTTGTTATCAATATCTATTGACATATGGCATCTGTCGGCTACAAAATAGTCCAGACATATCTGTGCCATTTTTTTGATATTGTTTTTAGCGTACAAAATAAAATCTACAAGGGATTGTCCTGTTTGTTCCGCTATTGTCATAAAATCTTCTTCAAAAAACTTTTCCAAGTCTTCGGGAAGTTCCATGTTTGGATTTTCTGTTTCCAAGTCCATGTTCATTTCCCCTTTGAGTTCTTCTTTTAGTTCGCGCATTAGCTCTTCTGCTAAAAGATTGAATTTTTGGTCTAGTTTTGATGATTTTGATTCTTTGTCTACAGCATAGATTTTGTACTTAAGCTTTCTTTTAAAATAGTCGCTTATTATCTGTTCTATTTTTGAGCGTATCAAAGGATAGACTACGTACTCTTGACCAAGGTCTGTTCCGTTAGGGCAGGTTATAACTTTAGTGAGCTCTGCTTCTTCTTCGTTCATTTCGCCAAAGTAAGCTCTGTAGTATTTTGATATTAAGTCTCTTTGTCCGTTATATTCCTGTAGTGAAGTAAGTTCAAAAAAATTAAGATTGTGTCTCATGTACCAATCTTTATCTTTTTCTGACTCTAAAATAGTCTGGTCCGGAAGAGAATATAATGACATTAGTAAATTATTATTTAATAAAGTTAGTTATTTTTTTTCTTTTCTTTAAAAAATTCTTCTATAGCAAAAGCCATAGGGTCGTTATTGTACTTTTCCAAAAGCTTCTTTTTTTCGCTTTTTATTTCTTCTTGACGAGCTTTTATGGCTTTTGATTCTTCAATGAGTTCTGTTTCATCAGCATGTAGTTCTGGCTCAAATTCAGGTACTATTTTTCTAAAGTCGTCTTGTCCGTTTTCAGAAAAGAGTTCTCTATAAGTTTTTGTTACAAGCCTACCGTTTTCGTTTACATACGTATCCATATCCAATAAATAGTTGTCATCGTTGTCATCGTATTCGATGCCCTCTGTTTCTTCTGGGAACAATGAAAGCTTGGCTATCAATACCATTCCGTATGCAGATGCAAGGTCGGCATTTTGGTCGCCAAAATTAATAAGGTGCAGTAGTATTTGTTCAAACCATATATTGTTGAAGTTTTCGTTTACTTCTCTTTTTAAAAGCCTAAGAATAAGTTTCCAAGCATGTTGGTTTGGCATTTTAAATCCAACAGGGTTTGTGGCTTTTGAATTATAACCATCTATTTCAGGACGTTCCATTAAATGTTCATACCTGGCTCCGCAATCCGTAAAGTAATTTATGATACCGATTTTGGTATATTCCACAAGCAATTGATAACCGTACCTTACCGCACATCTTAGGTTTTGACTAAAGAAGTCATCATCTGCAGTAGCATCACCCCTATCAAGTATATATCCTACGGGAATGTCATATGGTTCTTTAACGCTATAAAAAGTTCGGTAAATAATAGTGGCTCCATCAGATATGTTTTTTTTAGCTTGTTCTTTGTCCATTTCCTCGTCATAACTATCACAACCAGCTATATCTGGACAATAGGGCATATTGTGTTTTTTGATAGGGTCAAGAATCTTTACAAACGTTCCAAAATCTTCATCTTCTACAAATTCAACTTTACTTTTTCTGTTAAAGTGAATTTTGTCTATTTCCTTTAGGTTTTTTGCTCTAGCAACAAGCCTTAGCGTAACAGGGTCTTCTGTTTTCCATTCAAGCCTTCCTTTTTCGACTAGATAAGGATTGTTGGGCAAATTCTGTAATTGTACGTTCAGTTTTTTACGGTTTAAAAGACCACCTGAACTTTTAATGAATATTTCGGACTCCTTGATTGGGTAAGATTGCAGATGTTTTATGTAACCTTGCTTGCCCTCTTTGAACTTTCTTTCTTGAAGTATGTACTCTAAGGCTGCTCTTTCGTTTGTTCTTCCCGTTTTCATATCAAAGAACGAAATGGCCTTGCCTGTTTTTTTGTCTGGAACACCATCACCGGGATAGTAATCGGTTGCAAGTACAAGAACTTTTTTGAGGTTGTAGGTTTCTCGTGGAGAGTTCCACATATCCATATACCCTTTGGAATCTTTTTCTATATCCCCACCAGTACCGTAGACCAACGGTGTTCCAAAAAAAACAGAGCCCTCTTTAAAACAAGGTTCTGTAGATTTATAAGCTGCAATCAAATCTTGGAACAGTCCAGCTTCCTCAAATATTGCAGTATCAAAAGTCTTTCCCTCAAATCCTGTTGGTTTCGCGTACATTGTTTTTGTGTACATTGAACTTTGAAGGCCTTTGATTACAGATTGTTTGTTCTCATAGGTCTTATATCCCAAATGAAATTCTTCATCATTGTTATAAGCAATACTACTTCTGTACTCTGGACGTATGTCATTGAGCATTTTTACAACTTTTTTCTTAAAATCAGTTGCTTTGTCCTCTTGTCCAGCCGCTACACCTATTTGGGTTTCTTTGTACATGAGCATTTCGTGTACCACTGTTGCCGTACCTACATATGATAGGCCGACCCTTCTCGGTTTTCCTATAATAAGTCCGTGCCTGTTCTCTTTTGCATCGTGTATTTCGTTAAAAAGTCTTCTGTCAAGTTCTCTGTAGAATGGAGAGGCCGTTACCTTACGTTTTGTGTTTGGACGTAACAAACGTATTTTACACATATTCAAATAGAAATAGTGTGCTCCGGTAATCTTTGGCATGAAAGGTTTTGGCTTAAAACCGTTAAGGCAGTAATCGTCTTGCTTATCCCAATAATCATCAAAGGCAAGAGTACCCTGTTTAAAGTCGGGTATCTTGGTATTGTACAAAGGCTTGTACAATTTACTATCAAATTTATCCCAATTGATGTTTACTTTCATAAGCGTATTGTAAAAGCCGCTATTTTACTAGCGGCTTGCACAGAAACAGGGTTACATTTCAACGTTAGCGTTGTAATGCGACCTTTTCTTTAATAATTTTTGTTCAATTCTTGATAAGCTATAACCGTTGTCCGTTGGCGCGTTGGTATATAGTTCCGATTTGTTTACCCTTTTGTTAAAGGCTTCTATATCGTTATTGATGTTTCTAAGGTTCTTTGTAAGGTTACCGATATTAAGGTTTTTCTCTATCCTTTCTTCATCGTCCAGGCTTTCCGCAAGTTTGATCTTGTTTATAATATTGATTTTTCTTTGTTTGTGCAACTGCATTTCTTCAAGGTCAGGGTCAAACTGCAAATCCCTGTACTTTATGAGTGCATTTTGGATAATAGGGTCTTTCCAAGGCCATTTATCCCTATTTCCTGTTACCTCTTCCATAGCTGCCCTTGGCCTATCGTTTTCGTCATAATGCCTAAAAGGTGTCAAATAATCTGCAGTAAGTGCAATTGCCGTAAGGCATTCTATACCATAACCTTTTTTGTCAAGTATTACACGGAATTCTTTTATAGCGGTAACGCCATCTTTACTCTGTCCAATACTTAAAAGCCCTGTGTTTTCGTCTATTTCTGTTAAATACATAGTTCAAAAGTATAAAAAAAGAGGCTAACTAGCCTCTTAAATATTTCTCTTTAAATTTTTTGTGTTTTCGATACACATTGCTAAAGTCAAGGTAGATATTGTGTCTTTCCTTTAACAGTCCAAGTATCTCTTCATTGGTCCAGTCATAAAAAATTATCTTCAAAAAATGGTATAGAAACCCAACGTAGTATTCTCTGTGCTCTTCGTTTCCGTTCAAAAAAGCTGGATATTCAAATTCCCAAGAATTTGATGTATACGTTTTTCTCCAAGCGAAAGCATTAATCTTTATTGAATTGAACTGTTTTGTTTCTATACCGATATTTGAAGTTGTTGATAATAACATTATGCCTTGCTTAATTTTTTTACAACAGGTTCTTGGTCCGATCTGTTTGATTCGGCCAGTTTCTTTTCGATTTCCATATTGATTTTGTCAATATCGCTGAACATGTTTATATCTGGAAAAACCGTTTTTATCCTAGACATCATTTCTTTTTCAAGAACTGTTATAGCATTGTTGTTCTTGGTAATCTTAAGATTAAGTTTTTGTACGGTATCTGAATAGTAAACATCAGGAACTTTTACTTTTTCGTCTTTGTAAAGTTTGGATAGAGCATCTTTCATTTGTCCTAATGCCTGTCCACCGGCCATTATGATTTCCATCATTCCTTTCAGTTCGGCTATATCGTATTGAGATAAATCAATCGAGTTCTTTTTCTTGGTCTGTGAGTCTTTCATTTTTTGCTTTGATTTTTTTGTTCTTTTGAATGTTCTTAATAAAATAGGAGCCTATACTCGATGCACCCATCATTCTATTGTACATGGCCGGTAATACTGGAGTGTACGAGTATACCGAGTTTCCGTTATGGAACATTACGTACAAAGTGTTTTGAAAATGGGCTACTTTCTTGATGTTGCTTGAAACAACCTTTCTCCATAAAAATTTTCGTGCCATTATAATAAGCTTTTACGTTCCCTATAGTGTTCATCATCTACTATGACAACATCAGTGGTAATTATATCACCAGCTATTGTTGCCGCGTTCTGTACAGCCCTTACGACTATATGAGTACTGTCTATTATTCCTTCGGATTTCATATTGCACAAAACAGCCCTACGTGCGTTCACACCATAGTCTTTTGTGTTTTTTAGCGTTTCGATATCTTTACTGTCCAAAGTAATTCCTGCATTTTTAAGAATCTGAAAGAATACGGCATCCAAAGAATTAAATACGGATTCCGCACCCATTTTCTCAAACTTGTCCATTGGTTTGTCAGCAAAACTAAGACCGTGCTTTATTCGCAATAGCTCTGAACCACCGCCCGGAACAATACCGCTCTTTGCAGCCCATTTTAAACTGTGCAAACAATCTTCTACCCTATGTTGTTTCTCCTGCATTTCCATTTCACTGTTTGCATGGATATTGACATAGCTTACTCCAGCGTTCAATCTTGATTTACGTGATTTAAGAACGTTTATCTCGTACTCCTGTGTTGATGGCTTTTCTTCTATTATGCCTTCAATAAGTTCAATCCTTGCCTGGATCTCTTGCTCTCTTTTTTCGGAAATCTTTCCAACCTTTATAGCAGTTGATTTGTTTGTCTGTGTGATTTCCTCGACTTCTGGCAAGTAGTCTTTAAGTTTTTCTACCCATGCCTCTGGCCCATCTTCTGAAAGCGCTTGTTCAAGGTTTTCTGGAATATCCCAATTATCCCAATGAATGCCATTATCTTCAAGACAAGCAGGTTTTCCAAGCATAATACTTAAATCTTCAAGTATATCGCGTTGAGGTGTTCCAAAATCAAGAGCCTTGGCAATAGAAACTTTCATGTTTCCATCTACGGATGCCTCTACCAATGCAGACATTATATCATCCTGTACCTCATTTGCAATAATGAGTATCGGTTTGTCTGCGGCCATACAGATATCCAATATTTTCATAAGGTTATCCCTGAAACTTGCTATCCTTACATTGGTCAAAAGAACAAAAGGCTTTTCAAACTTGCATATGCCCTTGGCGCCATCTGTCATAAAGCCCGGATGCCTAAAGCTTATTGGCATGTGTATCCCCTCTGTCGTATGCAAATGCGTTCTATCGGTTTTGCTTCTTTGGATATTTACTATACCGCTGTCTCCAGATGCCATATAACTGTCAACGCATACCGGAGCAAGTTCCTTGTCGTTGTTCGTGCTTACCAAAGCTATTTCATATAGCCTATCGTAAAGATTATCCCCTTGGATGCTCTCGCTTATCTTGTAAAGATGTTCCTCGATTACATTGGCCGCCTTTGTCATACCGCGCTTAAAGCTTACTGTATTGAAACGTTCTTCGCCATGGTTGTTTTCGTACTCTTGCATTTTCTCGTTCCAGTCGTTTATCATGGCCTGTGCAAGAATACTTGCGCTAGTGGTTCCATCACCAGCTTGTGATTCGCTCTGTGTGGCAACCATCTGTATACACTCAACAGCCACTTGTTCAATAGGATCCCTACTGAACACCTCTCTGGCTATCGTTGCACCATCTTTCGTTGTAAATGGCTCGGTAGTACCTATCGTTCTTATAAATACGTTCCTACCGCTAGGACCCAAGGTAATCTTTACGTTATCGGCTACTATGTTAACGCCAGAGATAAGTTTACCCCTGGCGTCTGTTCCTGTGCTTAAATGTTTCATTTTAAATCGTGGATTTTATCCTAGTGATCTGATACTCAAATTTCTTTGGAAGTTTCTCTTTTAAAGCATCAAAATCATCTTCAAACTGACTTCTTAGCTTTTCATTACCAAAATTCTTTAAGGTCTTATAAGTTATAGAAGACATACCTTTATAGCCCTCTTCAACACTAACGTTCCTATGGTCTATATTATATTCCTCTGAAAGCATGTTCAAAAGAACATTGAACTCAATGGTCAAATTCAAACTATTGTCAAAAAAGAATACACTGGCCGCTTTTGCGTTCTTTACAGAACGAATAACATCAAACCCCTTTTTCTCTTTTGGTGCGACCTCTTTAGCTTCTTTTACATCAACTTCCTTGACCTCTTTTTCAGGTGTCTTTAAATGTTCTCCATCTGGAACCTCTTTCTTTAAATTTTTCTTTTCCCCTTTGGAAACCAAATCCTTTTCAGAACCCTGTCCGTTTAAATCCTTTTTTGCCTTTGAGCTCTTAGCCGATGACGACCTGCCCTTTGATTGCTTACTCTTTGCCATCTTATTGTTTTTATTGATTATTAATTTTATACGCTAACAAATCATTCTCGTATACAGCTACCAAATCCCTCTCATCACCAACAACATCCAATACGTAACCGTGATTGAAGTAAGCCTCAAAACCCTTATACACATTCTCAATACCACTGCTTACCACAATACCATAATGACTTACTTTTTCCTTATCTGTAGCCCTATCACTTAACCTACTACCCTTCTTCCTCTGCAAAACCTCAACTATCAACCTCCCCTTTATAGTTTCCAATAAATCTCCCATGTCAAAATCTATCTTTTTAATTACCCACCAAATATATGAAACTTTTGCATTTCACAAAGTGATACCACATAAAAAAAGTATGGCCCGGTATTCCCCCCAGACCATACTAACATAACAATTAATGTAAAACTAAACTAAAACTAACATCTATACTGCTACATGGCTATACTAACAGATATGTTAATGATTCAATTCACTACTAAAACTAATTAATTATAAAACAATAAACAAAAATAAACCCTAGAAAATTAATCCTAGGGCCTACAAAACTTTTTAAAGACCCTTATTTCCTAGCTTCAGAACGTCGGTCTTATCGCAATGTTTCTGTCGCAAATATAAAAAAAAATTTGTTTCATGGCGGAGAGAGGTGCTTAATAGCAAATTTCCCCCCACCCACTCTTCGTTTTGGGATGGGGGGTCCCTTTCGGTCAACCACAAAAAAGAGAGTCTTTATGGCTCTTGCTCTTGGGTTTTAGTTAACCACACAAAAGAGTACTAGTATTAATCTTAATAACAAAAGTTATGACAGTTAAAGTATTTCGTAGTAAAAAATATGGTCGAATAGTTACCACAAATAGAGCTGGTTCAAGAGTCAGAGACAACCGCCGGTTTACAGCTGACAAAAAAATCAACAAAGAAGAAGCTATGATTATTCAAATGGAATTAGGATATCATCCAGC